CAATAAGTAACAGAGCAGTAACCAGAACCACCAGCGCCAGAGCCTTGGTCAGTACATCCACCGCCACCGCCACCTGTATTAGCGGTACCAGCACTACCTGCTCTACCACCATTACCGCCACCTGAACTTCCTTGACCTGCAGAACCAGTGTTACTACACCCACCTCCGCCGCCACCACCAAAACCCATAATTCCTGCTCCAGCAAATAAGGGAGTTATGCTAACGCCCATACCATGCGAACCGTGAAAACCTTGTGAGCCAACACCAGGTTTGTTATTAAATGTTGGTGTTGCTGAAGTAACTGTATAAAATGGAGCACCACCAGCACCGCCACCGTTACCGCCAATATTTCCACCACTGTTTGAACTACCACTTCCACCGCCACAGCCACCAGCAGCACCGTTTTGGCTTTCGCCACCGCCACCGCCTCCACCAATTGCTGTAAGTAAAGAGCCAAAAGAACTATTGCTTCCATTACTACCTGTTGATTTAGAACCAGCACTTGTAGCAGTTCCACCAGCACCAATTGTTACAGTGTAAGAAGTTCCAGGTGTTACAGAAATGTTTCTTTGTAAAACTCCGCCACCACCACCTCCACCACCTGCTCCATCGTTAGAGTTATTTCCCCCACCAGCACCGCCGCCTGCAACTAAAAATAATTCAACAGATGAACAATTAGATGGAACAGTAAATGTGCCAGTAGATGTAAATACTTGTGTCTTTTGTGTTACGCCGCCACCAGCGGCAGGAAATACTGAAATACCCATAGTTACGCTATCTCCACTCCACTGATATGAAAGTCTACTGATGTAGCAGACGCTAAACCTTTAATAGTATCTGTTGCCACAAGGACCTGCTTAAGGTCAATATACGCTGTTGTATTAGCAGCAACTGTTGAATCTTTTTGTAATTCAACATCATCTAACAAGATGGTAAATGTTGCTGCAGTTGATGCAGTATTAGCCACCGCAATATTAGTTACTACTGTTGTAGTTGCAGATGGGGTTGTATATAGGGTTGTGCTTGATGTTGCTGCTGCTCCTCTAAAGAGCACCTTTGAAGTTGTAGCCATTAGTTACTACCTTTCGTTGTTAGTTAAGTAAAAGTTTTGCTTGTTCTTCAGTGATTCCAAGTTGTGCTAAGAGTGCAGCCTTGGCAGTTGCTTTGGCTTCTGCTTCGTCTTGCGCTACTTGTCGTTCTGCTTGTTCTGCTTCATATTCAGCAAACTCAGCATCGGTCATTTCACGGTCAACAACTTGATTAGTTGCAACATCGTGTATTCTTATCATTGGTTTAGTCATTATTTTACTCCGTATATTTTTACTGTTCCTGCATTAAATGAGCCAGAAGATACTGCGAATCTTATTGAAGTAATAGCGTCAATGTAATTAAAAGCACCAGCCCCTGATACAGCAGTCATTGCGCCATTGTTGCTGCTGTTAAGTATACCACTAAAGTGAAATGCTTTATATTTATCAGAAGAACTATAATCGTATATAAAAAGAGCGTGACCATTATTAGTGTCACCTCCGTACCATTGAGCCTGGTTATTTCCAATAGTTGAACTGTTTGTGTTAAATACAGTACCGCTTCTACTGTGAAAATAAATGTAAGATGCTGCAGTTGCTACATTAGGATTTACCGTAACATCTACGCCACCACTAGAAAGATTAAGTCCGTGATAGGTTACAATTAAATTTGTATAGCCTTGATTTATTGATGAAATTGTTGTAGTTGAACCACTAAGAGTTGTGGTAGAAAGAAGTGTTATACCACCAGAAGTAGGTGTTGCCCATTTAAGTCCAGTGGTTTCTGCTGAGTCAGCAGTTAATACTTGACCATTAGTTCCAGTAGCAAGTCGTGCTGCAGTAGTACTATATGTAAGTAAGTCACCTTTAGTTGTTACAACAGTGGTTGCTGATGCACCTGCGGGACCAGTAGGTCCTTGTGCTCCATCACCCGCAACTGTTACCCAGTTGGTTCCATCATATCTTTTTACTGGCATATTAGTACGCTCCCATTATTGTCATTGTTGTTAGGTCAGGGTCTGTGCTTGCGGTATTGTCAATCCATATATCGCCTTCAGTTGGAGAAGAAGGTGTTACGCTTCCAGCAAATATATTATCACCAGCATTTGTGCCAGTGTTAGTAAGTGGATTAGTTGATACTGCTCCCCACTTAAGACCAGTTGCTGTAGATGAATCTGCTATAAGTGCATATCCATTAGTTCCTACTGCTAATTTACCAACAGTATCTGCAGCAGTTCCTACTAGTAAATCTCCCTTTGCATCAAAGATAGTTTCTTCAATAGCAGAGGCAAGTTCAAATGATGTAAATGTAATAACCTCAAGTACATCACCAGATGCAAGGGCAGCCAAAGATGTAATGCTTGTTCCATTAGATGCTGTGTAATCAGTTGTTGGAACTAATAAAACACCATTCAAGTATACCTGTGCTTTACCAGGGATATAAGATAATGTTAAGCCATTAGCATCTGTTCCTGTTACTGATGTTTCTCCACCACTTGCATTAAAGCGATAGCGATAGATTGCTGCAGTTGAGGAGATTGAACCCCACTCAGAACCTGTCCAAGCATACATAGCATTATCTACTGAGTTCCAGTAAATAGCACCTTCAATAAGTGCATTACCATCATTATCTACAGATGGTGCTGTTGACTTAGAACCTAAGTAACGGTCATCAAAAGAATCGTATGAAGCAGCAGCGGCAGCAGCGGAGGCTGCAGCAGCAGTAGCAGAACCAGCAACTGTGTCTACGTAAGCCTTAGTAGCAGCATCTGCGTTACTTGTAGGGGTACCTAGGTTAGTAATCTTAAAGGTGTTAGCATCTAAAGCGCCTAGCAATTGACCAGAGGTTCTGTTTAGGTATGTACCTGAAAGACTGATTGCTCCAGTGCTACCATCAACAGAAAGAACTGCATCTGTTGGAGTTAGTAATTCTTGCCAGTTGCCCAATGTAGAAGCAGGAGTTGCTGTAAGAATAAATGATTTGTTAACATCTGTACGAACTGCAACGTCACCAACTTGAGCAGTCAGTGCAAGCATATTAGCCTGTGAGTTGACTACTGATGTTTCAGAAATAGCAAGTGCTGGAAGGTGATGGGTAGGAACCAATCCATTACCATCAAGTTCAGCAATACCATTTACTGCACCCTTCTGGCTATTAATATATCCAAGGGATACAGCATCACCACTACTAGTAGGAGTAGCAAGGTTAGTAATCTTTTGACTGTTTAATGAAACAGAACCAGTAGGTGCTGCCATTTGGTCAAGACGAGATGTTCTTACCTGTGTATCAAAATCTGAAATAGTTGAGGCTGCTTGTGTACCAGTATGGTTGGCACGAGCCAGTGGGTCTACCGCTAACTTGCTAAGTGCAATACCAGCAGAAGCATTAATATCTGAGTTAACAATAGTTCCATCTACTAAGTCAGCGGATGTAATAGTTCCACCAAGACTTAATTTGCTGTAAGCAATACCAGCAGATGCGTTAACATCAGCGTTTACAATTGTGCCATCTAGGATTTTAGCGGATGTAACTGCTCCGTCTGCTAAATCACCAGCAACAATTGTTCCATCAGCAATCTTAGCCGAAGTAATAGCGCCATCAGCAATATCTCCAGTTGCAATAGTTCCATCAAGAATCTTTGCTGAGGTAATTGCTCCATCTGCAATGTCGCCAGCGACAATAGTTCCGTCTGCTATTTTTGCGCTAGTAACTGCTGAGTCTGCAATCTTTCCTGTGGTTACTGCAGTCGGTGCTAACTTGCCCTCTGTAACTGATAGGTCATCAATTTTAGTTGTTCCTACTGCGCCAGTAGCAATCTTACCACTAGTGATAGCAGAATCTGCAATATCTCCAGTAGCAATTGTAAGGTCAGCAATTTTGGCAGATGTGACAGCAGAATCTGCAATCTTTGCTGTGGTTACATTTGCATCTGTAATCTTTGCAGTAGTAACAGCGTTAGACGCAAGCATCGCAGTTGATACATTACCTGTGCCAGTTGATAGGGTTATATTAGCAAGAGTTAATCCGTGTGCAGTTGTAGTATTCTCGATGTGGTCATTTGCCTCTTGAAGGTCACGACCAATAATCATATGCCGAACTACCGCACCAGCAGAGTGACCTACAGCCGTTGAGCCATCTTTGCCGCGTTCAATAGTCAGGGTATTACCAGAAGAATAAGTTTTTACATCTACAATTTCCTCAAGCGCTGTATCTGGGTCGATGACAACTGTATATGTTTCAGTAGATGATGGTGTCTTACCACCCATTAATTGTGAGCCAGAAATTACAGTCATGGTTAAATCGCCTGCTGCAATTGCTGATGCTAGTGTCGTTTGTTGAGAACGAGATGAATATTTGCGTACTGTCATTTATTTACCTATCGGCTGTAGTGGACACGGATTGGGTATTGATTTTGCTGCCTTTGAGTTTCCTCTTGTAGGCGTTGCGTATACAAAGCATAGAGTTGTTTTGTTGCGCTCTGTGATGCTCCGTAAGGTCGCTTGCTATCAGTTTCGTCAGCCTGTGGTGATACCTGAGCAGCACGTGCAGGGTCGAGATATGTTAGCAAACGATAAGATGCACCTAGGATTATTACATCTTTGCAAGATTCTGGTAATCCAGTTTGTGTTGCAAAGTCTTGTCCGTTAGTTGTAAACGCTACTGGGTCAGTAGCATAAATAACTTTGACTGTTCTTCCTGGTGTGATGAAGTCCCCTATTGTTACTGTCTGTGCTCCAGAACCAAACTCTGTTTCATCGGCTGCAGAATCCCAAGACCAGCGACGCACTGCTCGCCATTCTTTAGATGGTCCAACCTCTTGCCACATTAGGCTAAGGATATTTGATATATTTAAATCGTTAAAAGCATAAGTTGTTTCTGCTGCATTGTAAGTAAATGATGTGCTCTTTACAGCAAATAACATAGAACCAGCAGCGCGGATAGTATCATCGATTGCTCTCTTAATAGAAGAACGTGGGAAGATAGGAGAGATAGTAACCTTGGAGTCAGCATTGTGTTGGGATGCTGTTGTTCCTAGATATCCTCTACCATATGGAGATACTGATGCTGTGTTACCAACTCTGTCAAATGTATCAATCCACATTAACTCTTCGCCAATTTCTACAACACCTTTACCAACGTTCTCAGTAGAACCAAGAGCCAAGATGGTAGGGGATGCAGAGGAAGATACTGTTGTAGTTACGCTACTTCTTAGGTAAGTAGTTCTTTCTTGCTGATAGGTATAACCTGACAGGTTGGTTACAACCTCATCAATCATATTAGATAGAGTAGTTGTCATTAGGCGTTTATACTCCGTAATGCAGCAGGTGCTGCTAGTCCTGTAGTTCCAGCAAGTTCATTGCATATTCCATCAATGTCTTTAAACTTGTCTCTTGTTCGTGCTGCTTGTGCTTTGATATTAAGAGCACCTACGGTTGCAAGTCCAGTGGTTCCAGCCCAAGCATTGGCTGCACCTTGTTCATCTAATCCAGTCGTTCCAGCAAGACGGTTAAGTTCTGCTGTTAGACTGCTACCTGCTTTACCAAGTGCCATATCTTTTCCTATCTAGGTGTAATGATTTTCTTTTCGGGTGTAATTAACTTTGACTTAGGCTCTTCTTTAGGCTTACCAAAGAATGCCTTATAGTAATGCTCATCAAATGAGAATCGTTTCATATGTGGAGCCAGTGCTCCAGTATGGCAATACAGTGGGACTTCAGCCTTATCGCATAGGGCAAAGAAGAATATATCTTCACCTATAAACTTAGCACCTCTTCCCATTTCCATAAAGATTTGACCATCAGGTGCTACTTCACGGACTTTAGGAACTATACTGCGGTGCATCAGAATGAATCCCATTCCTGCTGCATCTGCCTTAATCAATTGATTGTCTGGCAAAGGATGAATTCTGGCTAATCCAAAGCCACCTTCTCCATCGTTAACAAAATTAAATACTGTAGGCATCGGAACCATCAAAGGCTCTTCTGGATTATCTGTAGTAAAATATACTCCAGTAACTATAGGACGCTTTTCAGCATCTTTGTTATCCCATAGCAACTTAAATTTTTCTGGACTAATTACTACATCTGAGTCTACCCATAGTAGCCATTCATAATCAGTCTTGTCATACCAGTAATCAATTACTGTTTGACGCTGTCTCGCAATTTGATTGCCTTGACTGCGTAATGTAGACTCAAACTTTACACCAGACTTTAACATTACATCCGCTACGCCTTGCATAAACTTGCCATCTACCATTCCATTATCACACCATACTAGTGCTACAGAATCTTTTTTACTCATAGTCCCCTTTGTCCCTATTTCTTTTTCTTTGATACAGCAGCGTTGTCAATAAGATTTGGATAGGGTCTACCTGCTTTTTTAGCCCTAGCCTTTGCTGCACTTTTCTGTGCAGGAGTTAATTTCTTAGAAGTTTTTTTAGGATTCTTCTTATCCCAAAATGCTTTCTTTACCATTTGACTTTATCCGCCCAGTATGCTGCAGACATTTTACCCTTAGCAATATTTTTTCTATGACGAGCCTTGAAAGACTTCTGTCTTGCCGTAGGTTGTCTGTCTCCAGTTACGCCTTGTTGACCAAATCGAATTGTCTTTACTTGACTTCCTTCTTTGGCTACAACTACGTGTGATTTAGTAGGATGCTTAGGAGTACGCTTTGGTTTGTTGAAACCAGACACTCCTGCCCTAGCGAGCCTTGGGTCCTTTTTGCTTTCCATATTCCCCATACTTTCCTAAGATTGACCTAATGGTTCCGTTGTTATTTAACCGAACCACTAGACCATTCTTAATCTGAACTGGATTAAAACCGTCATGTCTTTTATATGTTCCAGAAGACATTATTTTTTCTTCTTTACTTGCTTTCCAGTCTTATCATCATAACGGCGACCTTGAATAAGGGCGCCAATCATCTGACCAAACTGTGCATCTTGGGCTTCACGAGCAGCATTTGCTTGTGCTTTATAATACTCGCGTCCTTTACCACCTTCAGCCATATCATTCGGTGGATAGGTGCTACCTTTGTAAGAATTTTCTGAAGTTTTATTTGAAGCCTTTTTAAAATCCTTGGCTTCCTTCATAATATTTTCTAGATAACTAGCCATGTTACTTCTTCTTACCCATTTTCTTCATAACCATTTTCTTAGAAGCAGCCTTCTTCGCCGCTTTCTTGGCCATAGCCTTACCTTTTGGAGTGTAAGGGAATTCCATTTTTCCTACTTTTGGCATTATACTTGTCCTATCTCTTTCATTACGGCTGCGGCTTTGGGTGTGATATCTTTCGTTTTAGGCATAGTGTCCGCATTATACGCTTTGCCTAAAATCTCTGATGCTTTATGCGCTTCTTCTACATGACGCATAGTAGTTCCTGCTGGCTGAATACCTTGTGCTCTTGCATCTCGGTAAGCCTGTAATTCTGCATTCCACTTTTTATCTGGAATATCTCTTTTAGCATCTCCTGCATTAACCTGAAGATTCATTACCTTACATCCAAAACATCCTTCAACTTCTACAGGATGGTCTTCCCAATGCTTTGCCATATTAGTCCCTTATACTGCTGTGAAATTAGCCTCAGTTATTCCTAAGCCAGATGATATTAGTGCAGCCTTAGTAGTATCATCTACTATATGTTCGTGGCCACCAATGTAGAATTCATCATAGTTTGCTATGTCTTCGTCTAGTGGAAATCTTACTTTAGAATAGGTAGCACCGCTCTTGGCAATACTAACACCCTTATTAAGTTTATAGAAGTAAAATAGTCTATGCTTACCGATAGGTGCTTCTTGTACAACTGGTGTTGTAAATGTGTAGTCTGCCATTGTTCTCCTTAATGAACTTACTGTAAGGCTAGAGTTTCCCCTAGCCCTACCGTCAATCAACTAAGCGATTGATGAACCTGATTCGATTCGGAATAGTGCCTCTTCGCGGTAGCGAGCAAAGCCTAGTACGCCGTACCAACCCATTGGGCGGTGACGCATCAAGCGGTCAACTACTGGTCCGATAACTACATGTGGCTCTTCGGCAACTGCCTCAGCCAATGCCTGTTGTCCAGCGATGATTGTGCGGTACACCTTTGCAGATGAAGAACCGTCAGTTGCTGTGTACAGACGTGGAGACTCTACGAAGTATGCACCTTCGTATGTTCCGATTTCTCCTGCCCAAATGCGGTCTTGTGAAGAACCGTATTGGTTAGGAAGTAACCATCCTGCTGAACCTGTCTCAGCACGTAGGTCGTGGGATACCTCTGGGTGTACTCCAGCCCAGTATAGTGAACCCTTGCGACCATTAGCCTTGTTAGCACGTAACTTAGCAACAGCCCTACGGATGTTTGCTGAAGATAGTGTTGCGGCTGCTGTGATAGTTGCAGTTGATGTTGCTGTTGAACCTGAGTAGATTACGTTTGAACCGCCACGCAATGTTGTCATTGCTACAGCGTCGATAGAATCTGCTAGGTTGTAAGCGATAATGTTTGCGATTGCAGGGTCAACATCTGCAAGAGAGAATAACTCTAATGCACGTGTTACCAACACTGAGTTACCGTACTCGTTAAGAGTAAT